GTTGAATGCCAGGCTTGGTGTCAAGCGCAAAAACACGCTTGGTCATTAGAACGTGCCCCCACTGACGCCGCCTGTAAAGTTGCCCGTGCCCGTTACGTTGATACCGTTTGCATCCACATCTACAATCTGATTGCCGAGTACCGTAATACCAAAGCGACCTGCGCCAGGTCGATAAACACCTGTATTAGTCTCTGAGCTAAAGTTGAGGCTTGGACTTGCAGCAGATCCATTAACAAGACTAATTGCCGTGCCGCCTGCTTGCGTGGTATTTGCATTTAAAACATTGGTGCCATCACAAAATAAACTAGCCTGTCCTGATGCCGGAACCGTGGCTGTAGCTGCGCCTACAGCACCCGTTGAAATGGTCAGCGTTTCACCGCCTGGTGCTGAGCATTGATTGCTAATGACGTAAAAATTGACAACCGGCGGGATGATGACAGTGACGTTACCTGATAAGGTCCCTGTAAAAATCATCAACGTATTGGATGCCTCACTGGCGGTCAGCGTAACCGTGCCAGTAGTCACTGCTTTGGTTAAGACGCCAAACTCAAATTGGGTACTAACGCCATAACCTACCGTGATAAATGCCGTACCCGTGCAAACAATGAAAGCCGACTCGCCCGGTTGAAATGCTTTGGCTACAGCACCATCAAGCAATTGACTTGATGTGGTATTGATCGTTAAGGTGCCCGTGCCATTATTTTTGAGCAACATAAACCAGTTGTTGCCCAGCGTTGCAGCTAAAGGCAGTGTGGCAGACCCCGCACCGCCACTCCAAATATACGTTTGCGCCCGATCAGTGGTTGCAAAGGTTGCCGCATCGACTAACGAAATAACAGGATGGCTTTGATTGAGCGTAGCGCCACTAGCGACTAATCCTAAACCTGCAAGCGTGCCAGCATCAGCCGATGATGTACCCGTGCCAAAGGCAATATTGCCCCAAGTGCCCGTAGCTGTTGGGTTGGCTGTGATGTAAACGTATTTGGCTTCACCTGCAGCAATTGATACGATGGTATTAGTACCTTCGTAGTCCTTCACAGTAAATGTTGTTGCACCAACATTTCGGATCAAAGCATCTTGGCCAACAGAAGCTTGATTGGCTGGGGGCATGTAAAGCGACAAACCACCGGCAGTGGCTGTCACGTTCATGATCCTGGCAGCAAAATCATCGGTTGCGTTGCCGTTGATGGGCCACTCAAGCTGCGTATTAGCTGAGAGCGTGACAGCCCTAAACGAAACATCCGTAGGCTGTATGACGTTACCTGTAAAGGGTGAGTTATAGCTCATAGTTAACTATCCACAACGACGGCTTGACGATCTGCCACGCGTAGCTTGTTCTCGACTGTCAAGGATTCGAGGATCATGGCAAGCTGCTCGCCGTAGTCTTTGGCCTTGTCATAGTTCTTTAAAAACATAGAAGCCTCAACCAAAGAGCCATAAAGCATGGCTTGCGGCGCGTAGATCGTGAACCAGTTGGTTTGATTGGCAGAGTCTAGCGGCTGAATGCGCTCGTAATAAAGCACTTCAAAGTTATAGGCAGCATCAGGCGTTGGCGCGATTAGCCAGTGCGTGTAATCGTAGTCAGCGTAATACTTGGGCACATCCTCTTGCGCAGGATCAGGCCAATACTCACGCAGGTATTCCATGGTCCTAAGGAAGATGGGAGAACGCCTTCCTGCCACTGTGATGTTCATGGAAACCGTTTTGTGCCAACGTGCTGGCTTATCAATCACGTTAGCGCCTTGAATCATCGCGCTGGTTTGCACGGTCAAGATGCCAAGAATTTTTAAACGCGCTGCAAGTTTTTGCTCAGTCAAGCCAATAAAAGTAGGGATCTTGTCGAGGGTGGCGGTGTCAGTGCGCTCCAGGTACTGAGCGATGTCAGTAACCAGATTGTCGTAAGTCATTACATAGGCGGCTGTCATGTCACCACACCTTTTCTCGGATCGACTTGGGCTGGGGCACAAACTGCTTACCTTGCCTCATGCCCTCGCGTTTTGCTCGTGTCGTGGCTGCGTATTCCGAAGCACTTAGCTTCGCTCGTGCAGCCTTAGGTAAATAGCGCTCACCCGTTGCTTTGGGGCCTTGCGTAGACGGCTTACCAGACCTCGTTCCCCAGTCCTCTTTGGTCCACTTTGAGAGCGAATTATCCGCTTTTTTAGGGCCTTTGTAACCCCCGCCTGAGGCTTTGTATTTCTGGGTGGCTAGCTGTGCCTTGCGGGCGCTCCACTGGCCTGGATTGCCGCCTTTGCCCGAGGCTTTGACTGAGGCAACAATGCGCTTCCACTTAGCTGGATCTGACTTGGTTGCTGAACTCATAGCAGGGCACACTCCGCATCGCGTCGAATGACTAAACCGCGCAGGACCTTACCCCCACCGCGGACCCAAAGCTTTAGCTGCTCCTTGGCACCTTCCCAGTCTTGCTGGTTGATCTTGCGCCTGAGCGTTGAGGTTTGCAATCGGCCCACTCCCAGGTTGTAGCAAAAGTCCACGATGGCATTTAGCTTGCCCCAATCCTTGTTTTGGATGGCCAGGGTTAGCAAGATGGGGCAGAGCCTGATTGCGCCAGGGGCATAGGTATGCACAAGCTCATGCATCAGCAATTGCTCGGCATACTCCCTAGTAATCTCAGGATCGTCCTTAGTGACGCGATCACCGCTCTGGTAATAGGTTGACCCATACCCGATGGTCCAAACGCCTGCAGGGCACAAATAAGGCTTTGCTGAGAACCCTTCAAAGCGCTTGCAAAGCTCTTTGGCTAGATCAAGCTTCACGCAAGACCTCGAGCCTTCAAGGTGCGGTCTAGGAACCAGTAATTGAACGTGCCTGCCACCAGCGCGGCAAAGTCGGGTGACATGATCATCTTGAAGACTTCCTGCACTGGCAAGCCTTCACGCGAGGCGATGATTGCAAACCAGACATGCGAGGCTGACCAGATAGCCAAAATCCAGTAAGTGACAACAGGCCTGACTGAGGCTGATAACGAGGCCACCCAGCCGCCGGCTGCTTTGGCCATTTCAGTCTGTGAATTGATTGCAGCTTCAAATGCTGCCATGACACCTGTGTCGATGGCTTTATCTCGCTCGGCACCAATCTCAGCAAGCTTCATTTCGCCGCGGATCTGCTCGAGTTCACACTGACGGTTAAACATGGAAAGCTCATGCTGCCGCTCGTTCTTGCGGTCCAAGAACTTTAAGACCTCAGGTGCCAGGCGAAACAAGCCACCGAAGATCGTGCCAAACAGACCACCACCAATGATGTCTAGCATCTCTATCCCCTAGCCGTTACGATGTCAGCGCCCTTCTTGACCGTCACTTTGCTGCCTTCAACATCAACTTGCATGGGTGGCTCAGCACGATCAAGCTTATCTAACCGAGTGATGAGATCCTTGATAACCTCAAACTCAGGCTTTTCCTGCTTTGGCGCAGTGCCTGCGATGCCATTCAGCATTTGAATAAGTGCAGTAAGTGAAGCGCCAAGAAGCCCCATAACAGCAGCAATTTTTTCACCCTCAAGGAAAAGTGATGCCCCAACACCAACGAGCACAATCAAGAATATGTAAAGCAGTCCATCTTCGCCAATGGCTTTGCCGGCAACTTCTTTGGCTGAGTCTTGGGCTTTTAGCTCTTCAAGCCTGATCTTGGCTTGCGCCTTCAGGACTGCTAGCTCGTGGGTTTTGTCATCCATCATATCCCCAGCAACTTCTTAACGAACATGGCCGCAACGCCTGGCCCAAGCAAGACGGCAGCAATGGTGATGTAAAGCAAGATCTCAATATGCTTCATGCGACGGCTGCCATCACCAAGACGCTTTTCGATTTGCTCATAGCGTTGGGCGCAAATTGCTTCATGCACTGATAAGCGCTTATCCAAATCATCACTCATGATGCAAGACCACCCTAGCCATTGGACACCTTCCTTTCTTGCTCAAAGACGTACTGACGAAATTGCTCAAAATTGCCAACAAATTTCTTTGTTCCCAGGTGAGTCAGCGTCATGCGCGGATCAAGGAACACATCAAAGCCAAGCTCTCTGAGTTTTGAAAACACAACCGTATCCTCAGAATGCAATTTGCCATCAACGATGCCGATATTGCAGATCATCCGACGGACCTTGCCTTCATTCTCATACTCATCTGAGTTGTCCCACAAGGCCATGAACGCTTTGCGGCTCATCTTCACAAAGCCCATGCCCAAACCTTCCACCTTGATCAATCCTGACTCTTCAGCCTCAAGATTTTGAGTTTTGAGCACATACATTTCAAACTCGTCAGTCTTCTTGCGGTAGGTGCCACCAATAACGTCTTGCTCTTGCAGCAGCAATTCCATGATCCACATCGGGTTCCACTCAAGGTCCGAGTCAATCCAAATGATGTCATCGTAGCCACCCTCTACCGCCAGCCCAAACAAGTCGTTCCTTGCCCGTTGAATCAGTGCGTCATAGGACAGGAACACAGGATGCAAGAAGATGTTGTTAGCCTGCGCTATCCGAATGGAATTGACCAATGAGGTCGTGTACCAAACATCAAGCCGACCATCTAGGGATGGGGTAGCGATTAAGACTTTGCGGACTTCATTCATTGGACTTTCTCGTAGGATGCCTTGCGATTTTTGGGGCCTACCTCAATCAATCGATAGCCATGCAAGTAAAGAGCTTTTTCAATCATTTGATGTTGGTAGGTTTGAATATCATCAAACACAAACACGCTTCCGATGCGGCTGCGTGGCAGGAAAAACAGCACTTCATTGAGAATGCTTAGTGTGTCATGGGGGCCATCAAAAAACACCAGTGCGTAGTGATTAAGGATCTGCTTGCCACCGTCATAAACAGGCACACCATCATGGAACCGGCCCATGAATTCAGTATCCTCAAGATTGAAAAACACGATGTTCACGTTCTTGCTGGCAGCATAGGTGTAGATCTGTGGCAAGGACTCATGCTTCATCGCATTGGTATAGTCATAGCGCACATTCATTTGATTATCAGCACCGTTGTAACCAATGTCACCGTAAGGATCAATGCACACTATGTGCTTTCGGGTGCCTTCAAGACCGTCCATGATGTATTTGAGGCTTCCACCACGGCGTGTGCCGATCTCACACACTAAGCCTGAAACATCCCTTACCCTCTCGGCTGCGCGTTGTAGCACCTCATAGTCAAAACTATCACCTTCCATCACGCAGCCTTCCTGTAGCGTTCAATGAGTTGCGTCCACTGGGGTCGTGCTTCCCATGTCCAGTGCTTACAATAGAAGTTTATTTGATCTTGATCCATTTGCCACGCATCAACTGCATCATCAAGGGCTTGTGCATAACGTCTTACAAATTCCTGCTGCTCACCCAATGGAACGTAATCAGCCCATACCGAGCAAGTC